CTGTATCAAACAAATATTTATATCCATTTTCTATCATATGATTTTTAAGATCTTGTCCATTTGGATTTTTTATAGGGGAAGAGAAAAAAGAAGTCATTTTTTTATATGATTTTAATATAATTTCATCTGTTAGGGCACCATCGTTGTTATCAATTAATATAAACGTATCAAACTGTGTTTTATAATAGTCTTTGAATTTTTCTAACTTATTATAAGTATCAATTATAAACTTCTCATCTACTTTTCTATCTCTTTCTCTATTTCTCTTTAAAATAGTATTAAGATTTGCTTGTACCCATACCATAGACGTGTCATATCCTATAGATTCAAGTATACCTTTTCGTCTAAACATTGCTCTAGAATTAGAAGATGTTCCATCAACCCATAAAGGTAACATAGAGTTAAGATATAATAGTAATTGAGATTTTGTTAAGGTTTTAACTTTGGTTCCATATTCTACCCAGTCAATATTAGATCCATAAAATTCTACCCATGTATCAGTATTAACTACTTTAGCGCCTATACCACCTGATTTTATTTGATTAATAGTATAAGATTTTCCACTAGCTGGAAACCCTGCCATAAAACAAGATTTAAAAATCCCTTTATCGTTTATACCTTCTGTTATATAATCTTTAAATCTCATTATTTGATTCCAATTCATCTATAACTATATGATTTATAGGATTACTTGCTGATAGCATATAATATTCTTTACAATATAACATTATCTCATTGCCTGATTTCAAAGCATCAATTGATTTACCTTTTATATAAGTGTCTGCAATATAATCTAAAAAGAATTCTTTATATCTATCTAGCCCTGTATCCATGTGTGCTCTATTATATAAATCTGTATATTTTTTACTCCATATAACTTCAAAATTACCTATTGGGAATATATAATATATTTTACCATAATTCCGAGCAGATGATTTATCAGATGTACAAAAAAGTGTTTGACTCCTAGCTTTAATACCAAATTTTTTATAAAACCATTTATCAACCCATTGATTAATTTCTTCTGGTGTGTCTTTAGGTTTTCTGTTTTGTCTCACCTTTTTCTTATCAAAATCTAAAGAACCATATCCCGATGATCTACCTGATAAAAGATAATACATAAATGAAGTTTTTTTTAATATATTGATATAAGGTTGGCAATCTTTTTTGATTAATTGAAGGCGTTTATTCGCATCTTGTTTATCATTTATACCTTCTGTTATATAATCTTTAAATCTCATTAAATACCTCTTAAATATTCTATAATATATTTTAAATTAACTCTCATAGAATTAATTTTACTTCTAATATTTTTATCTTCAATACTCTTAATATGATTTAAAGACTCTAAAGCATCTTGTAAGGCAGCTATTTCAACACCATATATTTTCATAAGGTGGTTTCTCTTTTCAAACATGTCTTCTATTTCTTCTTCTGCTTCTTCTTTGGCCGTTTCATGTTCATTGTCTAATTTCTTTAGAACTTCTTCGAACTCACCAAAATGGACCTTTTCTTCTTGTGCTATATCAAGAAGAACTGTTTGAAGATTTTTATCATTTGCTTTATCTGCCAACTGTTCATAAAAATTTATAGCATCTATTTCTGCACTAATAGCAATTCTTGCTATCTCTGCATCAGAAGTGAAATCTTTTATATCTGAAAAGTTTTCATTTAATACCATTGATATTTTATCTAAAACACTCATTATTAGCTCCCATATGAAAATTGTGGTTTGCCTTTACCATTGAGTTTATAAAACTTATTTAAGTTAAGCCTCTTTGAAACCTTATCAAATTGTTGCTCTAACCATTTTATTTCTTCTTTGTCCATATCGGCCCAGTTCCATCGTTTACTTTTTTGTAAAATATTATTATAAAGATCATCTAATTGTGATTCATTTTTAATTTTATTAAAACGTGGCTTATAAATTCTTTTAATAACATTCATATTAATACTACCAAGATCATCACCTTCATCAATCTTTTTTGACACTTTTCCTGGTTTAATGGTTTTATCTCCTGATCTCCATTTTGTTTGACCAAAATACTCATCTTTTACTGATGCACAAAACCCTTTAGCACCTTCCCCCATTTCTGGTTCCATTTTTCTAACACATGCATCAAACCATCCCTTTTCATCAACATCTTTCCCAATATTTTTAGAAATTGTTTTGGCAAATTTTCTTACAGATGATCTGTTCCATCCTTTGGGGTAATTTTTAAAACCCTTTTCATTCACTTTTATAGACTTTATAAGCTTTTTTAATTTGTTTAAATCTTCTTTTTCTTTAAAAGGCATAGATGTATTATTTTTATCAAATCTATAAATGGATTGTGTTGAATCTAATTTATAAACTTCTTTATATATCCCTGTATCACCAATCAAAGATTTCTCTTTATTAGAAAGAGGTATTTTTTTTGTTTTGGTTATAGAATTATTTAAAAAATTTTTAAATCTCATTTTTTATACCTCATAAAAGTCTTTAAAAGTGTTCATCATATTTTTCCCTAGTAACTTTTCTCTGTTAAGCCTTTTTATCATTCTCTTTCTATAATCTTCTCTGGCTTTTTTGGGTGCTTTTTTTAACGCTTTTCCTACTACATGAAAAGAACTTTTTTTAGTAATTATATCACCCCATGTAAGAGATTCCCATTCTTTACTATAATCTCTTTTAAGTTGTTTTATAGCATGTACTTGTGCATCTAGTTCATAATCCGTAAAATATGTTTCTCCGAATTTTAACATTAATGAGTAATCATTTTTTTCTTTTGCTTTTCCCATTCTTTTTGTTATGTTTTTATTATATAAAGTATCGCTAATCCAATGAGACAATTCATGATAAATTGTGCTTTTTACGGTTGGGGGTGTTAATTCGTTCATAAACCTTTTAAACTCATCATGTCCTAGCATTTGTTCTATTTCTTTTATATTATGTTTTTTTAATATATCAATTACAGATCCATTAAGAGACAATTTTATTTCAGATTTAAATGGTATATATGCTGATGTATTAAATACACCTGTGTAGATTGTTACTGGGTTTTCTTTATGAGCCTTTTGGGCTTTTTTAGATTTTAGTTCAGAAGACGAAAATTTTATTACGGGAAAATTCTTAATTTCCCCTTTACTTACATTGTTTATAAACTTTTTAAAAAACTTTTTATATATATAATCAACATCCGCTCCTATAGCAAAAGTTTTTTCTGTAAGATACTGTTTAAATCTCATATATACCTCATATTAATTTAATGGGTAAGCCACCCAGTTTAATTTATAATTTGAACTATCTATATACCCACTAAATAATATATCAAATTCTGTATTAGTTTTTCTTATAATAACATAATTATATATAGATGGTTCTATATCAGTAGTATTTTCAATAGATATCTCTACAGAATAATTAGTTAATGGGTCACTTAAATGTACTGTTATATTATCTGTTCCATTAACAAGATTTTTTACCCCTCTTTGTGTTTGAGATGTTGATGCATTAAATAAAGCATCGACATATTGTTTTGTTGTTAGATGAAAGGCGTTAGTTGGTGTAATACCCTTTACAGGCCCAGTGAAATCTCTGGTTCCATCAGCTAGAGTATATTGAATATGGTCATCATTATCCAACCCATTAAGATCATTATGATCCATTGATAAACCACTAATTACATTGGTTATTTCATCATCTACATATTCTTTAGTTACCAAATGATTATTATTAGATGGGTATATACCTGTTATATTTCCAGTAAATCCTCGTCTACCATCTAAATGTGGATATTGGTTATGATCATCATTATCAAGCCCTCTTAACTGTGCATGGTCTATAATAAATAAACCTGGGTCTAGTATAACAGCTTCACTACCTGATACTATGACATACCCCGATTCATATTCTTCAAATGTAACCAATAATGTATTATCATCGGTTGCTTCTACATTTTTTGGTATTATTTCATGGTTGTCTGAATTAAAGCAATTAGCTATCAAGTTTTTATTATTATATGTGTGAAACACACTCCACTCAAGAGAAGGTGTTAAAAACTCATATACTGTAATATCATTAGATAATACAGCTGTTCCTATTTTTGGTTCTGTAAATGTAAATGCTATATTATGATCGTCTATAATTGTAGTAACATCTGGAAATATTTCTTCATCATTTTCATCAAATATATTAAAGATAGCGTTTCTATCAAAAGAATGATTTACAATCCATGTTTGATTAGATGTCATATTAAATGATTCTATTATTCCATTTACCACGGCGTAACCGTTAACAGGTCCAGAAAATTCTGCTATAGCTGTATTACTATTTGATAATATTAATTTATCTGGATATATTTGTTTGTTATCAAATTTATTATAAAAATCTACTACAATAAATTTGTTTCCAAAATTATGATTTATAACCCATTGATCTGAGTTATGATCGAAAGTATGGATTTGGAGTTTTTTAGTATTGAATATATTATTTATTTTTTCATCAACATACTCTTTAGTTGCTAGGTGAAAATCTTCAATAGGTGTTTGTCCTATTACAGGATTGTCGAAGCCTCTTCTAGAGTCTATATGTACATATTGTATATGATCATCATCGGATAAGTTTGTTAAATCATTATGATTACTCGTTATGCTTGATATGGCGGAGTCTACATATCCTTTTGTTGTAAAATGATTAGATAGTACAGGTGTAACACCACCCACAGGATTAATAAAATTTCTTCTGCCATCAATATGAATATATTGTGTATGATCATCATTTGATGTACCTAAATGATTATTAATTTGACTTTCTAAATGTGATAAATCAACATTCACATCAATTGCTGCTATAGCATTATCTATATAAGAATATATAGTGTTTTGTATTTGAACAATATAATTTTCTACCCAGTTAACAGTAGTTAAATCATTACCATTTATAGGATCAACGCCTTGTACTGGATTAGTAAACGGTACTGACCCATCTTTCTTAATAAAATCACTAGCGTGATGGCCATCAAGCTTATCAGCATTTAATTTATCGACTTTTATATCAGAATCAACCACGAAAGGTGGTCTTCTTTGATTTGTGTTAACAGTTATTTGTTCATTAAATATAGCTTTATTAACATTTAATGTTCCATTGGATGAAATTGAAATAATATTACCATTAGATGATATAAAATCTATAGGTTGTCCATCTATAGCTTTAATTTTACTTGTTTGTATATGTTTATTAAGTGATTGTATGATATCATCATTAAAATATTTTGGAGAAACCATAACCCATCTTTTATTATTCAATTCTGGATTAACAGATCTTTCCACATCATCTGGTACGATAACATAAGGAGTGTTCTCTTCTTCACCTGAATCGGTATCACATACATAAAAAACAACATTGGTGCCATCAATGACAATAGCAGAGTCACCGTTTTTCATCATATTACTAGGGAAACTATCAAGAGTTTTACCACTTCCTCCGGTTAAACCAATGGCTCCAATTATTCTAGAAGGGTTAATCATTACTTTCCTCCAAGGTTATTTTGTAAGTGTTTTTCAAACACTTTTTGTATTTTTGCGAACTCATCATTGATTCTATACCAATCGGCTTTTATATCATTTATTTGTTTTTTATTTAATTTTTTAAGTTTTTCAGGTAATATTCCTTCATCTAAACATAAATCAAATTTATATTTACCTTTATAAATGTTTTTTAACCTATTATTAAAGTCTAGCAATATTTTATCAATATCAAGATCTATTTGATACTTTTCACCTATAAAATTAACAATTTCTTTATGATCAGTATTAATATCAACAAGTTTGATTTGTAAAGATCTGAATTTTTTAATATTATTATCTTTTAACAAATAGTTTTTAAATCTCATAATATCTATACCTTTACTTTTACTAGTAATTGCTCATTTGTTGACATAGTTATTTCTATTCTATTATTATCTAAAGAAATTATATCTAAAGGATATACTACTTTTTTATTAGAAGTATTCCATATAATAATAAAAGGAAAGGGGTCATCCAATCCATGATTTATTATTTTTGTATATGGCCCAGTACCATTAAAACTAGTAATGGTATGTTCATTTTTTCTGTTTATATGATCAACATATTCTTTAGTAGTTAAATGATTACTATTAACTGGATTTATGCCTTCAACAGGACCACTAAATGATCTAGATCCATCTGTTAAAATATATTGAATATGGTCATCATTATCTAATCCTAACAAATCATTATGATCTATAACAACATTAATATTGATAGCATTATCTATTTCATCATCTACGTATTTTTTAGTAGCTAAATGATTATCATTAATGGGATATATACCTGATATTGGATTAGAGAAACCTCTTGATCCATCTACTAGTGTATATATAGTATGGTCATCACTTAACAACCCTGTTAATGATCCATGATCTCCTATTATTTCAAATGGTGGTTGAGATAAACCACCTTCTACGGGCCTACCTGTTATAACAGCGTGTCCCTCTACAGGATCATCAAATAATAATTTTATAGAATTGTAATCTATAAGTTCTATATCAGCTGGTTTAATTTCTTTATCATCTGTACCATAAGCTGTAACAGATACATATTTCACACCAAAGTTATGTGTTAATATCCATGTATTGGATAAAACGTGATGAATATAAATATTACTTGTGTTACCTGGTTCAGTTGATAAAACGCTTTGTATAGTGTTATCAACATATTCTTTAGTAGTTAAGTGATTTGATTCTATAGGATAAACACCTGTAACAGTTCCTGAAAACCCTCTTCTACCGTCAACATGTAAATATCTGGTATGGGAATCATGATCATTGTCTAATAAAGACAAATGAGATATTTGTATATTATCAACATAATGTTTAGTTGCAAGATGGTTTGAATAAATAGGTGACATACCTGATATTGGATTAGTAAAACCTCTTCTACCATCAATATGTATATATTGGTTATGATCATCCCCTATTGAAGATTTTGATATTTTAGAATGAGATAATACTATATTATTAATTTCATAATCAACATATTCTTTAGTAGTAAGATGATCAATTAATGTTGGATATACACCTGATATAGGATTGGAAAATGGTCTAGACCCATCAGATAGTATATATATTATATGGTCATCGCTGTTTAGTCCTGTTAATGATCCATGATCTCCTATTATTTCAAATGGTGGTATATCTGGCCCATTGGCCACAACTTTACCTGTAATAACAGCATATCCCTCTACTGGTTCATCAAATAATAATTTTACAGAGTTATAATCTATAAGTTCTATATCGGCAGGTCTTACTTCTTTATCATCTGTTCCATAAGCTGTGACTGATACATATTTCACACCAAAGTTATGTGTTAATGTCCATGTGTTGTTAAGTTCATGGGATACAAATATGTTACCAGCGTTTCCCATTTCGCTTATCATATCATAAATAGTAACAATATCATTTTGATTATTTGATATACCTTCATTAATATCAAGTATCAATTTATTACTAACTAATCTATTAAATGTATTATTGCTATCTGTTTCAATAACAGGTCTTATATCATGAGGATAACCAGATGCAGAAGTTGGTAATGATGAAAATGAATAATTTACATGACTGTCCCATTTGTTTGCTATAAAATTACTTATAGTTTTATTCGGAAATTTGTTTGTATCTATTTCATTAACAGCTTCTATTCCATGAATAGGAAACCCATCATTTTGTAATGTGTGGTTTTTATGTTCTTCCCATCTAAAAGCCATTTTGTTACTTACAACTTTATTTTTGGAATCAGAGAATGAGTCAGTTATATCTACTTCTATTACATGTGGGAAAATGTCTATCCAGTCTATACTTCCAAGGGCCACACCTGGTTTTTCCCATTCTAATTTAAATTTTTGTCCTTTTTCATATCCAAACTCTTCTGAATCATCACCTACCCAAAATTCAAAATATCCAAGATTGTTAGTTATAATTTGAGGAGCTTGATCAGAATGGTTTGACCCAAATTCATCAAAATAAATAGTAGCCGTTGCATCTGTACCCGCTAGATATAAGCTTATATTAGCATCTGGAATTGGTTGACCTTCTGTATTAAGTAAGTATTGCCAATAATGAAATCTTGACATTATAAACTCCCTTTTGTGGTATATTTGTTTACTTTGTATTCTATTTTCATTTTAACGCCCATAGGTTTATAAATGTCTCCACATTCAGTATATATTAAGATATTATTACCAGAATCATATATTCTTAATTCTCTTATAGTAAGTTCTATATCAGTAGGTATATTTATTACCATAAATAAAGCATCATCTGTTTCATAGGCTGAGTTTACTCTTGCTTTATAATCATAAGTTTCAAAATTATTAATAGTAGAATTAATTTCATAAAAAGGTAATACAAATATTTCTTCACCGTCCTCTATTACTCTCTCTATTAACATATCTGCGAATAAAGGGTTGCCTACAGAAACTATGATAGCATAACCATTTATAGGTTCATTAAAAGTAACAACACTATTATTTATATCTATAAATTCAACATCTTTAGGTACTATCTCATTATTATTTATATCAAAACAACTTATTAAAACACCTTTGTACCCTAAATCATGATCAATATTCCATATATTACTTTCAGATGGTTGAACATAAATCAAATCAGGTTTTGATATATTTGCGGCTCCTGATCTTATATCAGTAGAAATAAACTCATTATTGACAAGAACAGTTTTATCGGCGTATATTTTTTCTTTGTCTTTATTAAATTCTACATAAACTTCTTTTTGTAAAAATGGGTGTTTAATTAACCAGTTATCAATATCGGTAGATTGAACAGAGACATGATCAGGTTTTTTTATTAAAACAAATCCTGTGATATTATTATTAAAGGTAATTCTTATATTATCAGAGTCAATAAAAGATATATCAGATGGTACTATTTCATTAAAACTCATATCATAACATTTTATAAACATATTATTGGAATTTAGGTTATGATTAATTAAAAAAGAACTAAACCCACCCCCAAGTGTCTGTATATGAGAATCTTTTACTGATAAAGAAAATTTTTTAATTTTTGTTAGCACATTAGTATTATATTTATCTATATTGCCTTCATATAGAGCGCTAGTTTTACCGTCCAGGTATACCTCTGGATTTAATGTTATCTCATAAATAGGTAGTTTATTAACAGGACATAATTCATCAAAATTGTATATTAAACTCTTTATAACACTCTCTGATAATATTCTTTCATATTCAATGGGCTCAGTTGATATATCAAATTGTATATTATAATAAGGTGATAATATGTAATCGTTTAAATCCAAATCAAAGTTATTATTATAATGATCTGTATATTGTACAGGTACAAAATCATCTTTGTTTACAGAACCGTCATTGTTTACATTGTTTTTGTCAATCCAGTTTTCATATATTAGAAGATTATTTTTTGTACCGTTTGTTAAAACTTTCCAAATCGAATATAATGAGCCATATGATCCTTTTCTTTTAAGATAGTTAACCATCTCTCTTATAAATTCTCTTTGGTTTAAATTACTGAAATTATTATCAATATTTATATTATAAAACTTAGCTAGGTACCCAAGATATTTTTCATCTACTTCATAAGGGTCTATCATAGACCATACGTTTTTTAATAAATTATATACCTCTTGGAAATTTCTATCAAATTGTACCTCTAAAAATTTTATAAGATTACTTGTTCTTTGATGATAAGGAATTGCTTTTGTTACAAAATCTTTCATCCCATAAAATTCTATATTATATTCATTATCTTTTTGATGATAAATCTTCCCAAAATACAAAAATTGTTTATCTGTGTTAACATAATTTCTTATAACAAAATCTTCATTCCAAATATCGTTAAAATAATCTCTTGCGTGTTTTTTTAACCAATAGTGGAACTGGCTATCTTTTCTAAAATATACCTCTTTGTCATTTATAAAATCAGCTTCGAATTCTACATTTGGTGTATATACTTCGAAATAATAACCATTACCAGATATAGTTTCTGTTAATGTACTTCCCTCATCATATTGTAAAGTTTCATGCTTTTTAAAATTAAAAAAGTTACCTTTTTTATAATTATCCCATGGTGGTGTAACAAATATTTCTCTAAAACCAAAATTATCATCTTTTACAAATAATTGTATTACTGTACCACCAACAGCTATAATACCTTTATTACCACCTACTAAATATGACCCATCATATGACCAATCGACTTGTTTTTTAGAATATGGGCCCTCTACTGTATCATATTCAAAATTCCATATAACATTATTATAATCTAAAAAATCTATATCATCCCAGTCTGTGAATACAACAGGCCATAGATTTATGATTTTTGATTTTATATCATCTTCAATTTGAACATTTATTGATTCAAGATAATGATCAATTAGAAAGTATGCAGGGTCAGTAAATTTCCCCATTAATTTGCCTCATTTGTTATTATACACATATCTTTTGCTATCATTGGGAATTGATTTAGCCCTAATTTAATAGGCTTTAATATATTCTCATATCTTATATCAAACTCTTCAACATTAAACATAGGAAAATCACCATCTTCATTATAACTAAATATTTCCATAGGATCACCATTATTAAGTGAAGCGTATGTTACTATGTCTCTAAATACAAAAGAATTTATACCTCTTACATTTTCAAATTTTTTATCAGATGACTTTATTGATGTATCAAGTATAAAATTTTGTATATCTTTGAAGTCTATAACTTCATTAAAGGATCTGTTTATAGGATCAAAATAATATTCTAATTTGTCCCTGACATCAATTGATATATTATTGAAATTGTACATTCTTTTTGGAACAATCCCAATTTCAAATTTGAAATATACTAAATTAGGTATCACGAACTCTTCATAAGTACTTATAATTTTTTTTGGTTCAATATACTCTTTTATATCATTTTTAAATATATCATTAAAATCATATGGTATATGTATTTCCTGTGATATATCAGGAACCATTGGATCAACCCAAACAATATTATTAACTGGTATTGTATAAGATGACCAATTATAAGGTATAATAGATATATATACTTTATTATAATCATATATATTATTTGTTTGTAACTCTCTTTCACCCCAAACATTTGCTTTTATTATATCTGATCTGTTTTCTATGTCACCAATATAATCATTCTTAGTAACATTTCTTTTTTGAGAGTTTGCTATTTTTTTAGATCCATTTTTTAATATTTGAATAGTCTCTGGATTGGAACCATGAACAGATGACGATTCATTAATAAATTTTATTTGACCACCATCTATATCTATATTTTTTGTGATATTTTTAATAAATGGGGTATCTTGTATAACCCAATTTCTATCTACCAAAGATGGTACGTTTTCTTTCATTAAAGTATTATCACCAAAATCCCTATACATTACATTAGATCCAAGTGTTCCATGTTTACCTAAACTTTTTATCATTACTATTCTTATTCTAGATTTTTCATTTGGCATGTTCCTAGCTGTAGAAAATTGTATAGAGTATCTACCATATTTATCGAATACAAGTTTATATACATTATCATCTATATATAAACCAGACAAATTGTCATAAAAATCTTCTACTCTTACCCATGGTTCCTCATTAACATATACACTCAAGGAAGGATTGCTATTATTATATGGTGTTACACCCATATCAATATTTTCAAATGGTAATATAATGGACCCATCTATTATATCTTGTCCATTATATGTTCCTGTGAATGGTGTTCCTTGTTTTAAAGGTAATATAAAAGAATATGATTCTTCTGCACCAGAAGATGGTATTGTTATAGTATATGGTAATGATGTAGTATATAATATTTTTTCATTGTTATTATTTGTGGCGCCTGTATCTAATGGATACCATGCTGGTATGTATAATTGATCGTTATTTTTATAATATTCTATAGTATTATCTTCATTGAATCTTTTAATTTCAACTTTTAAATCGACTTCTGCTGAAATATACCCTTTAGGTGTATATCCTCTTTGTGATACTAAACTATGTGTTGTTTCATATAAATTAGTAGTATCTGGATATACATTTTTTGCTATTTCGTTCATATAAAAATTTGTTAAATCACCAAGATAACTAACTAGTTCAAGTAACATAGTAATATTGGCACCTTCATAATTATAATCACGGAAAGTATCAGTATTACTTAATAAATTAATTAATTTTTCTTTCATTGAAAGAAAATCTGTTTCTAGATATTCTGGTGTTAAATGTATATTATCAGTCATTATCTTTCCTTTTATTACATAACCAGTGTTTCATTTACATTAAAAACTCTGTCTTCTAGATCACTTTTAATGCTAAATTTTAGGCTTATATTTATTTTATTATTATCTTCGTCTGCTGTAGCTTTAATATCTTTAATAACTATTCTATCTTCCCACATTTCTACAGCGTTCAAAAAAACCCCTTCTAATTGGGATAATGTTGTTTCATCGATCTGTTCAAATAAGAGATTATATACAGGCATAGCGAAACTTGGAACCATTCTCCTGGATCCTTGAAAAGTTTTGAAAATATTAATAATACTATTAATAATAGCATCAATGTCTTCATCTGCTTTAATATCACCATCATGCTGGCGATTTAATGTTATATCTATATCACGCCATACCATATTAACAATTACACTCTCCTTTAATAACTTGTAAACATTCTTCTTTTTTTAATTCAGATGTCTTTTTAACACAATCAATATAATTATTACAATTATTTACATTAATATTGTTGATATCTGAATATATTTGTGGATTTAACTCGATCATATCGCTTTTCATTACTATATAACTATCTGGTGAATAAAATATTTGATGACCGTCTGACTTTACAATTAAATTTGATTTAAAATCAACTAATATAGACCCATCATCAGTTACATCTATAGATTTAATAGCCTTCATTATTTTATTAATCTTTGACAACCCACTATTTTTAAAAATTGATAACATATTTCCTCCTAATTTAAATGATCTCTATTAATTCTTTGTAATTTTTTAATATTATTATATTCGTCAGACAAATTATTTCTATAATACCATAATCTTTTATCTAAAAACCTGTTTAAAAACTTACCAACAGATGAATCTAATTTTTCTGGTGATTCGTGTTGTAATGATTGAATTTTGCTCCATCTATTACCACTATCATTATTATATGTTACATAACATGATATTTTTGTAAAGCTTTCTAAATGTGGATTATTTTCATTATTCATTTTTTCATCGTATAACCCTTTTTTAATACTATCAACTGATCCTCTTTCATCATTTTCTACAGTATTCCATATTATGTTATTATAAGTATATATACCTGATTCGAAAGGACTATCTTTATCACCATTAATAAAAGAAATTTGGTCATCGTACCCCATATTTAAAAATTTATCTATTAAATAATTTTTATAATCCTCTGTTATTAAAGAATTAAAATTATCAGAGCTAAAAACAGATGACCCTGGATAACTAAAAATAGGAAAGATATCAATACCAGTATAGTGATATTTTGTTATATATTCATATTCATAATTTAACGGATCATGTTCAATCCATGTATTATCCCCTATGTATTCATAAATAAATGACTTTTTTACAGGTATGTTTGATATACTTGATATCCCATTTGATGATGATATATATTTTTCGAATACATCTGGATTAAATGGTTCATTTACAGTAAAGTCTATAGAAGTGTAAGATAAAATATAATCATAAGTATCTCCTGGTATGAGATATAAACCGTCTATCACTTTCCAATCATGTGATTTTGTTGTTATTTCTGTAGAATTATTATCATCTATACTACATATATTATATGTAGGTGGATTCATATCTTTGAAAAACATCTTTTCGTTTTCTTCGTTATGTATTATATTTAAATTATCATCATCTAATAAAACATCTGAAGATAAATCATAGATTTCTTGTCCGCTATATACATCTTTTATTAAATTACCTTGTATATCAACAAATCTACCTTTTATTCCAATCTTCAATAACAACTTAACCCCCAATATTAACATTAGAAGAGTGAACATCGGCACTGCTTCCACAATCCACTGGGTCACCTTGTCTTCCAGCCGGTAAGTTATTAACATTGGTGTTTGAAGATCCACTACATAACATACCACCATGAGGTGGACAACAACAGCAACCATGTGGAACATATGTATCAGACAGTCTCATCTGTCCTAAATTATTAGTAATAACGTTTTGACTTCCTGAACTGGAAGGCCTAGGTGGATATCACCCATGTCCGGTACAATTATCTGTTAATCTTGTAGCAGGTGGCATAAACTTCTCCTTTAACAATTTAAATTTATAGTAGAGGCATTTAAATTATAAGTACCCCCTAAATTTTTATTTTCTGTTCCATCTATTTGTACTTCTTTATTACCATTAACATTTTCTTCTTTATTACCTATTATGGTTTCTTTTTTATTTATATGAATTTTATCTGTTTGGCTGCCTTTAATATTATTAGTATAATCACCTTCGACAGTTTGATCTAAGTTTTCACCAACTTTTATTTTTTTATTTTTATCAACAATTTCAAATTTATCTTTTGCATTTCTTATAATAATATCCCCGGCTGGTCCAATTTCTATATAAGAATTTGATGGATGATAAACATGAACTCTTTCTGATCCAGGTGTATTATCAACTTCTATTGTTATACCTGAATGCATTGCAAGTACTACATTATCTGGGTATTTTGCATTATAATACGGATCTGGTTCATCCCATGTACCATCAATAGACGTTTGTATACTTTTATCTTTTTTATCTTTTTTGTTTTGTACAATTGTATCAGATATACCTTCAGACATAGCAAGTTTATGTGTATCATTATCACCCTTTTGATTAGGCTCATGAGGAAAAGATTTGCTATCTATGGGATATTTTTCATCTGGGTCCCAAAACCCTATTTTACTTTTTCCTTTAGATGATTCTTCTGATCTTCCTGGCAATGATGCCATATACATTGGTTTCATCATATTACATTCTTCAAAATAAACAAGTACCTGTGACCCTTGTAAAGGAACTGACCATAAACCAAATCCTGATACTCCGCCTTCTATAGAAGATATTGCTGGTTCTGCCCAAGGCAGATCATCTGTAGTCACACCTTCAGTAGGTGTTTTTATTTTCGTATCTGTATGAATACCAAATACTCTTATTTTACATCTACCCATTTTTTCTGGATCATTTCTATCTTCTACTATACCTCTATAAAACCCTGCCAAGGTATTATCTCGTTGTTTCAAATCTATAAATTTATTTTTCATGATAATATATTAATCCCATCATATGAGTTTTTCATCAATATAAGTTTTTGATTATAATATGGTGGTTGTTCTTTATAAAAATAATGGACGACTGATTTAACAAAATATTTTCCTGTAAAATTATTATTAATATTATTATTAATATTAGATGGCCATTCAATTTGTATAACACCGCCCGCCTTTCTTTTATCATCACCGCTAACATATATATTAAACAATTGTTGGTTAGAATATTGTTTTATCCAATTATTATAATATATATTATCAACAAAATCTTCTCTAGATTCCCCTGTTTTGAAATATCTCTCTTGTCCTGTTATAGATGGATCTAATATAGGATATTGATCATTACCTAACAAACTATCCACAAATTTAACTCTTGCTTGTCTATAAGTATAATAATTATCAAAGTTTTTCTTTCTTTTTATATCATATCCTATTCTATGGCCACCAGATAATCTTAACATTGATCCGTTATCAGCCCCATATCTTTCAAACGATAATATTTTATTTTTTAAATAGGGGTTTTCATTATGAAACCAGTATTTAATGTTATCTCTTTCTTTTGGTTCCATTATTTCTGCGCTGTTTTTCATTAAATTTGGTAATGTTGTAAGATTGTAGCCATCTAAGTTCTCAAAACATATATATCCTGGTAAATTTGTTATAACACCTGTAGACCTTTCCATTAAATAAGAAAAATTTTCAGCAGGGGATCGTAACCCTGTATAAAAATGTTCTATTCTCTCATTTGATGGTTCAAATGTTTTGCTATAAAATTCATCACCTATCATATGTTTCATTATATGTGACATTATATCACTTGTTTTTGTATCTTTCCATGACCTAGAATACTGTTTAAAATGCCATTTATAATACAAAGGGGAAACAATAATAATTTCAAAAACATTCTTCTTTTCTAGGTCTGTTTGAGTTGGTAATTGACTATTTATCTTATATATTTTAAATTCTTTTATAGTGTTATTATATACAATAGACACAGATTCATCACCATATCCCCAAAAATTACCTTTCTCTAAAACTGTGCCGTGATCAGTAAATTTTAATTTACCTGTCATACAAAATGAAAAAATATCCTCTATAAAATATAAAGATTCTATTGAAGACGTGTCTATAGAATACTCGACACCATTTTTGTCATACATTTTAACATTAAATATATCTGTATTATATTGTGCCATTATAGTTTATAGATTTCCTTTAAATTTTGAATTATTACATTATAATACTCTCTTTTAAATATTTTTATTATTTTTCCTGGGTAAATCTCTTCAAAAGGATTAACTATATCATTAGTAAAACAAACTAACCACCATAACTCTGACGTATCATACCAATGTGCCGCAATATTATCCCACCAATCATTATTATCAACTGTATATGTATCGAAAAATCTTCCGTTATTTTTAAAATCATCTGGCATTGTATAGTTTTTAAAAATATTAAAATAATAATTTGATGTATCATCCTTTATTACATTAAACATATATAATCTTGATTTATCTGATAAACCAGTGACTATTATATTATCAGGATTGTTTATAGATTGTTGTATATCAATTGGCATTTTTTTTCCTTTTATTTAAAAAGAACTTCTGTATAATGGTTGTACATCTCTAAAATCTAAAGTTAATTCACATTTCGATGGATATCCATTTCTATAAGGACCAAAATATGTAGGTTGGACGGATACTAAGGCCGCATTTTTCATATATATTAGATCTGATTTAAGAGTTTTCACTTCGAATATATACGGCATTTGAAAATCAACCCTTCCACCTTTTTCCGCACATGACCATTTTTCAAGTAACCTAACTGGATAAAAAACATCATTTTCAGCATCACCTTGATCAGCCAATTGTACTGTTATATTTAAAGTTCTTCTATTTGAATCTTTGAAAGTTATAGGAGCATCATATTTTTGTGTTACCACCCCACCAAGACCTGATCCAGACAAAATAGATGATCCGGTATTTTTTATTTCTTTACCAGATTTCATCATACTGGCACCTTTCTGTACTAGTCTTGTACCTATAGAATCAACATTTTCCCATTCATGATTTATTGTTGTAGTATAACTACTAGGCATTAAAAATAATAAAGGATTACCTATTATAGATTTATTGATACCAGACACACCTGCATTGGCTGAATCCTGTGATTCAATTTTATATGGTTGTAATTGAAGATATAAAGTATCTTTACCTTCTTGTGAAAAATACTTTTTATTCATTGGCCAAGAATTTGACATTTAATTAAATCTCCTATATCCAGTTACTATTGATTAAAAAAACACCCATATTTTCAATATTATCAGGTACTTTTTCTGGTGGTATAACAGTTTGTTGATTATTTACAATACTATTATTATTTGTTTCTTTATTATCATTTCTTATACCATCAAATCCTCTTACTAAAGAAGCTCTATTTTGCTCTAATAACATATTTTGTTCTTTTACTGATTCAAATTGTACCTGGCTTTTTTGATGTTCTGCATCAGATATCTCTTTGTTTATTCTATCTATAATTGTTATATCTACTTTCGGTAATGCTGATACATTAGAAAAACTGTTATTCGGTTTGTTCTTTATATACTCTTCAAATTCATTAAACGTCTCTGTTTGTATCATATCTCTTACTTGATCTAGTGGTCCTATAACTTCTCCAGCATGAACATTAACTAAACCAGTTCCCTGTATCATACCACCAGTAGCCGCTGATGTATAATCTGTGATATTTAATGAATTACTTGTGTCGGATGATTTTACTTGATTAATAGAGTTTTTATTCTTGTCTATATTATTTAAAACATCTGTTTGTTCTTTAACTTTGTTAATTCTTTGATGTGCTAAATTTTCTGCAGTGACATCGTGTACATAAAGAGATCCCTTTTTAGTACCTTCTTCAACTAATTTTTGTATACCCTCTGCTTGAGATATTTGAGAATCTACAACCTTTCCTTGATCTTTTGTATCAAGATAATTTATTTCTCTTTTTTCTTCTTTTAGTTTTTCTATTTCTTTAGATATATCATTTTTAGTGGTTGTAAAAAATCCCCCCTTTTCTGGGGCTGTTTCTCTCTCTTTTTTTAATTCTTCTATTTTTAATGTTAGTTCTTTATCTTTTTCTTTGTTTTTTTCTTTTTCAGACTTACCATCAAATAATTTTTTGAAAAGCCCTGCTCCTGGTATCATACCAACAATGGCATTTTTTAAAGATTCCCATAACCAATCAAAAAATCCCATAGCTTTGTCAATTACTGTTTTAAAGATACCACCATCTATTTCTATACCAAATAGACCTAGTATCTTATCACCTATCCAACCTAATATTGTAAATGGGAGCTTTGCTATACCTTTAAATGCTTCTATTAAATTTAATGAGAAAAGGTTTTTTAATATATCCATGCTAGTATTAACACTATTCATTAGACCATCTACTATTTTTTGTCCTAATCCACCCTCAATTTCTACACCAAATAGACCTAGTATCTTATCACCCATCCAGCCTAATATTTTTGCTGGTAGTTCTATTATACCTTTTACTGCTGCTGATGCACCAGCTGTCATTTTATCAGCAAAGTTCCCCTCTTCTGATATAAAAGCTTTGATAAAATCAATAGATGATAAAATTACTGTTAAGGGCCATGCCAATCTACCAAATAAATCAGGAAGAAGTTTAAAAAATTTTAAAGCACCCGACATACTTTTCAATGTTAGATTAGTAAATTTTAATATACCAGAAAACATTTTACCCAAAACAGGAATTTTGTTTAATCCTGTTAATATATTGGCAAAATTTTTGGTTCCTGCTCCAATTTTACCGGCCTTGAATAAATCATCAATCTTATCTAAAGGTTCGAATAATGTTTTTATACCCTTTGTAACCTTTCCTATTTTTCCTGTGACGATTTCAAAGAGATAATTTATATCTGATATACCTGCTTGAAATAATATTATAATATTTTTAAAAATATTAACTTTACTTAGTAATCCTGCTACTAATGAAGGTAGAATAAAAAATGAATTAAAGTCTTGTGTTAATATAGTATTAATACCTGATACAATTTTATCTGTAGACCATAATAAAAACTGATACCATTTTATTAATGGTGTCATTAAAAAGTCTAAGGTTTTGATTATAGGTATTACCAAATCCCCTATTATACTAGTTATATTTTTGATTAATCCACCAAATGTAATTAATATATTTTTTATCATACCAGGATATTCTGATTCAGAGAATTCTTTTACAGATTCTATTAGCAATGGTATAAAATTACTCACGGCCTCTGCAAACCATTCAACGCCTGATACCAACATTGGAATAACACCACTTATTAAATCTTCTAAATGAGGCAATAACCCATCTACCATAGAATTTAAACTTTCTGTAAGGCTTTCAACACTAGGAGCTAATTTATCTCCTATATTTTTAAATCCTTTTATTATATCCTCTATTGATACAAAATTTAATGCTACTGCTACAGTACCTAACCCTAGTACAACTGGAACAAGCCCACCTATTAATAATGGTATAGCTTTACCCATAAGAAGTAAAGGTGCTAACATTCCACCTAATGCTTCTGACATTACATTACCAAAAAACCCACCACCTTCTTCATCTGGTATATTTCTATCATCTCTTTTAGATCTTTCTTCTTCTTGATCTATTTGTTCTTGTAATAATTCGTTTGTTTCTTCCATTCCTGATTTAACTGAATCTTCCATAGAGAACCCAAAATTATGGGCAAAATCTTTAAATGATCCTGTTAACTCACTTAATATTCCATGAGTTTCCTCTTCGGGTGTTTCTTCACCGTCACCAAAAATATTTGTAACTGCTGATCCTAACCCTACAACAGGATCTATAACATCTGATTTTGTATCTCCTAATACTTCATTTGCATGTCCTGATACAACATTAACAGAATCTTCAAAAGTTTTTGATATGTTTTCAAGGAAACCAGGAGGGATATTATAATTTTGTTGTGGATATTGTTGTTCATTATCATCAACGTTATCCGGTTGAATTATAGGTAAATTACTATGTTTATAATTCACATCATCATTAATAGGTGATATAGGTGATATAGGTGATTCTATTGGTTCTTCTAAATTATTTTCTTGATTTAAGTTTTTTTTAAGTATAGTTTTTGATGCACCGAACTCTGCTAAAATTTTTGTATTAGATGTTTCTACATTAATATCATCTATTATTTGGTTTATTTCATCTTTTGATACCCCTGGTTTTATTTGGCTTTTTAATTTTGAGAACTCGTCTGAAAAATATTTTATTTCAGGATAGTTACCAAGGTCAGCACCAAAGATTTCAAACATATTAGATTTAAAAGATTTTGTTAGATCGGTTATATTTTTTTTAAATGCTTTGGTTTGTTCTTTATCCATTGTAAATATCCTATAAAAAAAGGGTCCTAATTAATATATTATTATACTTATTTAGACCCTTTAGACCTTCTTAACTGATCCATTAATTGAAACATTAAGTGGGTTTATTATTTATTCATTTTTTTATTTTTGTCACTTATTTCCTTTATATAAAGGGCAACAAGTATATATCTCTCGAAATCTGCCATATTTTCGCTTTCACCATAACCAATCCCACATTTTCTAGCAAGATAATATTGTTCTTTTATTATACTATTTAAATCAGTATCAGAACATAACAAATTGATTAAACGAAAAAATTGTTCAAAGGTATAGAATATGTATCTTTTTTACCACATTCCTCGTTACTACATTTAAATTCAAAAGTGAAATCTATACCAAATGAGTTATCTACAAACCATTGTACAAACTCTTTATATTTACTATCATTAAATGTACCATCGATAATATTAACTTTGTCTTCAATAGACACGTCATCTGTATTACCTTCTGGTGTATGAAACGTCCTCATAGCCATTGCATATGAATAAGTTGCTATCTGTGCCATTTTTAAATTAGGGTTATCTATTTTTTCTTTTTTAATGATTTCATAGACTTTAATTTGTTCCCCTCTTGTAATTTGATCTATTTCACAACTTAAACTGTCATTAATAAAAAATAAATTATTATCATGTGATTTTTTAATAAGTTTTAATTTATTAAGGTCTTGTGTAACAGGTGTTTTTTTATTGCAATTAGGACAAGTATATATAAAAGAATATTCTTCACCTTTAGACTTTTTCCTTAATTCTATTAACAAAGCAAATCTATCTTCAAGATATAATTTATTAATATCAAATCCTTCTGATATAACACAGCTTGATATTAAATTATCAAGAACCCTTTCAACTACTATAGGATCTGTTTCTTTTTCATATGGTAATAATTTTTTGAGTTGTCCTGTAGTAATAGGTTTATATAATATTACTTCATTACTTCCAGGCAAAGTATAATCAAACTCATAACTATTAACATATTTGTTGATATCAATAGACATATTATTCTCCTTTACAAATTATTATAAATTACAAATTAGTTAATACCGTCAATTGTATGATATTGATATGCAAAAGTAACATCAAAACTTGCTGGTTCTTTAGATGTGTAATCTAAAGAAATTTCACCGACTGTTTTAGGCCATGCATCTATTAATCTAAAAATTTGAATTGTGCCCCCTTGAGGGTTAAGATGTTTTAATGTTATATCACTAAAATACGACCCTGATCCT